GGCTACTCTTCCTCATCCCCGCCCCCATCCACAATCGCCCGCCGCTCCTCAACAGCCTGCCGCAAAAACTCGCCCACCGCCTCAACGGCCGCGTCGTCCTGCGTGTCAAAGGCCGGCCGCAGCCACGGCCGCGCCGCCAGGCCCGGATGCGCCACCGCGCCCGTCACCACCAGCCCCTCGTCGCCCTCAAACACCAGCGGCCCGCCCGTGATCTCGTGCGCCGTCACGCCTGTCTCAAAATAGCGATACCACCACTTGCGCTTGCTCGGGCCGATCATCGCCTCGATCAGCCCCGCCTTCTTTTGCTTCACCTTGATCGCCGTGTGCTTGCCGCCGCCGCTCCCGATCGCGCTGGCGTTCGCCTCTGCCTCGGTCTGGATCACACGCGCCCCGGCTCGCACCGCCGCCCGCGCCGTGCCGCGCACATTGCCGCCCAGCGCCGCCAACTCCTTCAGCAGCGCCTCGCCGCCCTCGATCTTTGATACGACCTTTACAGCGTCCGTTTTAGAACTCCCGTTGATGAGTCGCCAATATAATCGACTGTCCGGCTGTGTTTGGGTGTACGCCGTCCGCGTTCATATACGACGTGTAAGGCACTGCCTGAGCCATAAAATCGCCCGCCACGTCGATGCAGCGCCGCCCGTGATTCACCGCCCAGGCCAGCAGCTCGCTGTTGCGTTGCGCTTGTGGCACAATGCCCGTCAACAAGTTTCGCGGCGCATACTGTGGGTTCTGATTGGCGGCAATGAAATCGGCTAGCCCACACCGCGCACTGACTGCCGTCACAAAATCATTCAGCGTGGTCAGGTAGGCTGCGCCCACCACGCCCGCGTTATGCACCGACGCCATCACAATCACGCGACACGTCGTGTCTAAAAACGCCGCCGCTAGTCGGGCTGCCGTGGCCGTGAAATAACTCAAATACTGGCCGGAAAACGCGGCGTTATACACCGTCAGCACGGGCGCGCCGCTGGGTAACAGTGTGCTGCCATTGGTGCCCGCCCACACGTCGATGTCTTCAGGTATGACCGGCGCTCCCGCCCCGGCCGGATCAGCCGTGTAGATTCGCGGCGCACCAATCTTGCCGCGAAACAGCGACGTCGCGCCGCCGCCGCCAATTTCAAAATTCGATGTGCTGGAAAAAATCAGATTATTCGTCGTCCGCGTGTGACTGCCCAGACTGGTCCAGGTCTGGCCCTCGTTGAGACTCTGGTAAAAATGGCAAGTGCTGCCGCCCGAGCCGTTGTCGCGATCGTACAAAAACGCCACCCACACCCGCGTCACGCCATCGGTCACACCCGACAGCGCATCGGTCGAGGTGTAGGTCACGCCATACCCGATCGATGTTGCGTTATAGATGACTTCCAGTTTTCCATCTGTCCGCAACTGCAACATCCAACCTTTGTCACCAGCCGAATATACCCCGCGATTCACGATGCCCTGCGCCGTGGCAGGCGTGTAATCGTCGGCTACGATCGGCACCGCCGCATAGATGTCGGCCGACATGGCCGTTGCGTACACAAAGCGCGGCAGCGCCGAAGCGCCACCATCAAATGTGATGTAGCGGTAGCCAGCCGTGCCCAGCTGCAAACTGACCGGCAAGCCGTGACCTTGAATGGTGTCATTCCACGCGCGATACTTAACGCTGTACGCAGAATATTGCTTTCCCACCCACTGCGCGAATTGATAAATCCATTCGTCGGTTGCGTCGCCGGTGCTGTCCGTGACATAGGTTAATGCACACGATAAACCAGACTCCAGTAACGACCGCAGGTAATAATACGCACGCCGCGAAACAGGCAAATCGGCACCCTGACCGTGGAGTTTAATGTGCGGTCGACCCGACCACGTTGCCGATTCGATCGCCTCACCGAATACAAACACGTTGTACACGTGACTCGCGTCGTCGTCCGTGATCGCCGCCGCCGCCTCCGCTTGTGTCGTGTAGTCGCCGTTGCCGCCCGGATCCACCACCACCACGTTGCTGTAGTCGGTCAGCATCTTGCGCGCAGCGGCCTGCGCCGCCGCATAGGCTCGATCACCGTGCGGATCGCTCGCCGCCGCGTGTGCGGCAATGGCGGCCGTGTCTGCTGCCGCCGCATAGGCTCGATCACCGTGCGGATCGCTCGCCGCCGCGTGCGCACTCACCGCCGCCGACGTAGTCGCCGTCACTTCCGTGTCCCGCGCGATCGTGCTTGGAATCTCGCTGTCGGCCAGCACGCCCGCCGTCCCCGGTATGCTGTCGATCAGGTCAGCAAATTGTGTCGCTGTCGGCTTGTCGCCAGTTTCAAAATAGCTCTTCAGTACAGGTTTGGTCTGTGCTGTCATGAAATCACCCCTGATCCGCCCACCGCGCTCTGACCCACGATAAATGCCGTCGTCTCGCTCGGCTGTTCAATTACCGTCACCACCATCTCGCGCCGGGCAGCATCCGGCACAATGCCGCTAATCTCCATCACGCGCGTCACGTCGCCGTCCGCCCAGGCCAACCGCATCGTCGGCACCAGGTCCCGCCGGTATCGCATCGTCACCTGGTGCGTCGCCGTTGCGGCCTCGCGCTGCTGGTCGGCCGTCTCGCCCGCGCTCACCGGTTCAACCCGCGCCCACACCGTCGCCCAGTCGCTATACGCAATCTCTTCCTCGCCGAAGCCGTTCTGGCTCGCGATCTTCTCCTGGATCGTCACTCGGTGCCGCAACTGTCCCGCCCGCATTGCCTACCTCGTCCATCTCGGTCTCAGCACTGGCCATCAGTGTCTCGCCCCAGCCAATCGGCAGCCCGCCGCCTCGTCGCCGTCGCCCGCCTGCCCGGCTCCCCCGCGCAGGCCGTCGCCGCTTTGCTTTGGCCGGGAAGCAGCGCGGGCAGCGCGCCGTTACATACCGTGTGCCGCACGTATGGCAGCAGTGGGGGCGCGCGCGTGGCATCAGTGCCTCACCATGCGCTCCGTATCCAGCAGCGCCCGCGCGCCCAGTTCAATCTCGCGACTCACCGCGCCCAGACTGGCCGCCTCGCGATTCTCATACCAGTGTCCGACGATCAACAAGATCGCTTGCTTGATCGTTCGCGGCACGTCGGCCGCCGCCGCCCACCCGGCCACAAACGTCACGCACACCCCGTTCGCCTCGCGCAGCGTCGCGCTGGGCCAGCTGGCCGTGCTGCGCAGCACCACGCGCCCCGGCTCGCTCACCGTGTCCACGTAGTAATTGCTGGCCGCCAGCGTCGTCGCCTGGTCCGCGTCGTCGTAATAGACAATCGACGACACGCTTTGCAGCGGGGGCATCCGCAGCGTAATCGCATTCCCATTTGGCCACGCATCCAGCCACAACTGCCACGTCTGCGTGCAAAACGCCCGCCGGTCAACCCGCTCGCACCAGCGCCGCGCTGCCGCGATGTAGCCCGTGATCAAATCGTCCTCATCGTCCAGGTCAACCCGGCACTGAGTTTTCGCCTCGGGCAGCGTCACCGGCTCACTCGTCGGCCCCGTCACCAATTTCAACATAGCCTATTTGCCTTTTGGGCCGCTTGGGCTGCGCCCGCGTCGGCTGGGCGGTGGTGGGGTGGTCGGCACCTCAACGCCGATCGCCGCTTCGGCCGTCGCCGTGATCACCTCAGCGCTGTGTTCGTCGCCCATGATCGGGCTGTCGTCGTCATCGCCGGCGACCGGCGGATCTACCAGCCCGATTTTGCCTAACGCGGCCAGCACGGCCGCTTCGGCCTCCGTCAAGTCGATCGGCTTGCCTGCGACCAGTCGGATGATGCGTTCCCCGGCCATGACCTGGCCGGTCTCGCGTGCTATAAATTGCATCGTCTCACACTCCTCAAACGGGATCAGCCATTTGCCCCGGCTGTAGTGCGCCACCGGCACATCGAACCGCCCGTAACTCGTCAGCCCCGCCCGCAGGGCCGTCACGGCAAAGCCCAGGTCCGGGCACGGATTAGTGCTGGCCGTGGCCTCAAACTCGATCAATTCCAGCGCCCTGCGCCGGAACAGCGTGCAGCCCATCCCCGCCCCGCTCACCGGCCAGATCACTGCGCGCCGCGCCTGCGCTAACTCGTCGGGATACCGGTCCAGGCTCATGCCCAGATTGCGATTGTTCACCCACTGCCAGGTGCTCAGCGTCGGCGTGCCGTGCCGCAGCACATAGGGCGCGTACACCACGTCGCCCGGCGTCTCCAGCAGCCGGTCCAGCGCCGCGTCGTCGGGCAGCAGATTGTCGTGCTCGATCGTCAGCAGCGCGTCATAGTCCGACCCGGCATCCAGCGTCATCGCCCGCGCCCGCTGGTACTGGTGCAGCACGTTCCGGTGGTCGGGAATCGGCCACGGATTGTCCACGCCCACCACCCAGTCGATGTCCACGGACATGCTCTGCCGCGTGTGCGTAATCGCCCGCTCGATCGCCGCGCGCACCTTGGGGTGCAGCGCCTGCCTCCCGCTGTCTGGATCAATCCACGTTGGCGTATAGACCAGCAGCCGCCGGATCGTATCCGGCCCTATGCTGCGGCTTGGCCGGCTGGCCGGCTTTAACTGCTCCAGCCACCTCAGATCCCGCGCCTGTGCCGCGTACTGTTCGGCCTGCTGCCGCCCCGCCTCGCCAATCAGCGCGCGTTCCATCTCATTGGTGGCCAGCAACCGCATCCACCACGCCGCGTGCTCAATGCTCGGCTCTGACCACGCCGTCTCGCAGCCGATCGCCGCTGGCGTGTAGGCGGGGATCTGACCATTTAACGGCCGCAGTGGCGCATCCACCAGGCATGCACTCTCGGCGTTCATAAAACTCAAATTCCCGCTCCAGCCGGTCGCAATGACCGGCTTGCCCAGCATCATCGCCTCCAGCATCCCCAGACCCAGCCCCTCCGCCCGGTGCAGGCTCACATACACATCGCTCGCCGCGATCAACTGCACCGCTTCGGCATGTGACAGGTGCCGGTTAATCACCCGCACCCGCTCAGGCGGCAGCCCGGCCAGCCACCGATCGAGATCGGCAAAGCCCTCCGCCGATCGGTTTAACTGGATGCAGAGCAGGCTATTCGCCATGTCGGCCTGCATGAATGCCTCGACGACGGCCCCCGGGTTCTTGCGCTGCACATCGCTCGACGGATCAAACGCAAACGTAAACACCACCGTGTTATCCGGCCAACCCAACCTCGCCCTCGCCGCTTGGACCAGGGTTGGGGTGAAGGCGGTGATGTAATGCGGCCACGGCGCGCGCACCACGCGCAGCCCGGCGCGCTCCAGCGTGTCGCCGATGAAATCAGACGGCGCCCAGATCGCGTCAAAACTGCGCAGGCCCGCCGCCCATCGCGGATTCACCTCCGGCAGTTCCCACAGGGGCACGGCCACGCGCTGCGCGCCGAAGCGATAGCGCTGCCAGTGATCGACCGCGCTGATCGGGAACACGCTCACGTCCACGCCGTCGCGATACAACTGGCCTTCGCGCACGCAAAACCGATCGAGCTCGCGCGATCGCCCCTTGCGGCCCAGGCCCAACTCCACATCCAGCGCGCGCACCTCATGCCCGGCCGCGTCCAGCGCGCGCACCAGGTCGGCCGCCATGATGCCCAGCCCGATCTCGCTCGATATGTGCCCGATCACATTAAAGCGCATGAGTCACCCCGATCGCTGACCAATGATCGCCGGTCGCCCGTTGATCATTGGTCATTGATCATTGGTCATCGTCAGGCCGTCGGATGCTGGCCGTACAGCAGCGCGTCCGCGTTCGTCACCTTGTACACGATCCGCGTGTAGTAGTGCAGCCACTTGCGGCCCGTGCGCGCGGACGAATACGGGTCAAACAAGAACGCCAGCGGCGTCTCGCGCATGCCCATGTACTCAAAATTCCCGAAGATGCTGCTCTTGTTCCCCGCGCCCACCGCCGGCACAAAGGAACTCTGGAAGATCGGGAACTCCGCAAACATCGGCGGCGTGTTCATGCCCGCCGGCGTCGGCTGATACAGGAACGGGTTGCCCGTCAGCTTCTTGTACTTCCCCAGCGTCGTCCGCGCCATCACCCAGGCCGCCTGATCGGCGTATTCGGCCTGCAGCGCATACGTCACGGTCTCGGGATCGCCCGCCGTGGCGGCGGCCGCCGCGCCCAGCGCAACGGCCGTGCCGTTGGCCAGCGCCTCAGTCACCAGCGCGTTGTTGTGCGTCGCGGCCAGCGCCCGGCCAACGTAATTCTCCAGGAACGTCATCAGCCCGGCGTCTTCCATGTCCATCAGATCGTTGGTGATCTCGATCGACTTGGTGAAGTTCACCAGCGTCAGCGCGGCCTGGTCCAGCACCGGCGCGTCCCGATCGGTGGTGCCCGGCGACTCGGCCGTCGCCACAAACACATTCGCGCTGCCGGTCTCGATCGGCACATTAGCCGTCTTGCCGCGCAGCCCGTTATACGGCGTCACGCCCAGCAGCGGATACAGCGCCCGCTCGGACTTCTTCGCCACGATGCCCTGGAAGTGCCCCGTGGGCACCAGGTTGCCGCCGTCAGCCGCGGTCGTCACGTTCATGTCGGTGTCATTCGACGCCGCCATGAAATCAGACTCCTGCTCGGACATCAGGCCCGCCAGGGCCGCCCGGTCGCCGGTGCGGGCGTAATGCGCCACCGCCTTGGTCTCGTTGTCGCCCAGGCCGTGCTTCAAGATCGCCGGCGCCGGTACGCGCCGGTCGCTCTTGGTCAGATCCGCATTGGCTTGCGCCACGCGCTCCGCCCGCTCGATCGTGCCCTGCAGCGCCGCCGCCTCGCGCTCAAACTCATCCACCTTCGCGTTTTCCTCGTCGGTGGTCGCCCGGCCCGCATCCAGGGCCGCTTTCAAAATCGCGTCGGCCTCGTTCAACAGCGCCGCACGCTTCGCCATCAATTCGCGCAGATTCATGCTCATCCTCCTAGAATTGTTTGTGTAAATTCAGCCTGCGGCGCATCAGCGCGAGTCGCGCCTGGCTGTTGACCCCACTGTCGTCATTCCCGCGTGCCTCTAGCGGGAATCCATCCACCTCCGCCTTCCGCCCCGCCAACCGCTGCAGCGTCTCATCGGCCCCGGACACCAGATCGATCAGGCCCGCCTTCTTCGCCTCTTGCGCGGTGAGCAATCGGCCCTCGCCAAATTTGCCCATCACCTCGGCCGCGCTGACATTGCGGCCGGTGGCCACGTCGCCCACGAAGAGCGCATAAGCGTCATTGACCATCGACTGAATATGCGCGCGGGCCTCATCGCTTAACGGGCCGTAGGGATTGCCCTCGATCT